CTGACGTTCCTATACCGTGGTTGTGAATGGAAAGCTGCCGAACTTCCTCCAGTTCGGGCCTTTATGGCCCTGCTTTTGGAAACTTCAGGCGGTACCATCATGCCACAGCATTGGACTTCGGAGATTTCTAGAGCCAGTGCGTTGGTTAGCCTTTAGCAAGCTAACTCACATCCAAACGAGAGTCAGATGACCAAGAATGATCTTGATCGTCATGTAGAAGCTGCTCAGCAGATTCTATGTGCCCTCGATTGTCCACGTGCCTTAAGCGTAACAATTATGCTGAGGTACGAGATGTGGGACGAGATCGCTAATCTTCAGCTTGATCCTCTGGTCTTTAACGACAGTCGTGAGTTCTTCCTTGCTCACCAGGCAACCAAATTGCTTTCAAAGGCAAAGTGGCTTCCTACGAGCATAGATAAACGCGCTGTGGCCAAAGTCAAGTTTGAGGAGGCCGAAGAGCTTTGTCGCCAGACGAACCAAGTTTGGCGGGCTTACCGTCGGATGGAACTTTCATTCCTACCCGACTATGAGCGAATATTTCATTCGACTCGTAGAAAAATCGGTAACCTGCTGGGCTCGGATCTCTTCCGGTGGACAGAGTTCTGTGATTTCGGCCCTGGGGCAGATGGTTCTACTGTCCGCGGATTGACGTCCGCTTACAATAAACTTTCCGACTCAGGTTGCATTACTCTCGGTGCTTACCCCTACTTGAACGTCTTTGCCGAGATTACTCGGCTAGGTCGTATTTTCGTAGGGAACATCGAAACGGGGCTTCTCCAAGTTGAGATTTCCCGGGGTAATGCGGTCACATTCGTTCCTAAGAATGCCAAGACAGATCGGCCTATTGCTGTTGAACCCCGTTGGAATATTTGGCTCCAGAAGGGCCTTGGTCGATACCTTAGGTATCGGCTTCGCTCTAAAGGAGTTAATTTAGACTTTCAGGGGCTTAATCAGGCATATGCCATCCTTGGGTCGCGTACCGGTCGGTACGCTACCATCGACTTGGCGTCCGCTTCCGACACTGTTTCAAAAGAGGTAGTTCAGGCATTGTTGCCTGAGCCGTGGCTTGACATATTTGGCGCTCTTCGTAGCCCCGCGTATCGCCTTGATGGCGAATGGCGTAGCTATGAGAAGTGGTCAAGTATGGGGAACGGGTACACTTTCGAACTCGAAAGTCTCCTGTTCTGGGCCCTCTGTAGTTCGGTCACGGAGAACGTCGCTGTTTATGGCGATGATCTTATCGTTCCGACAGAGTCTTTTGAGACAATCGTCAAGGTTCTTGAGGTGTGCGGCTTTAGGGTTAATCCCCAAAAGTCGTTCTCTAAAGGATACTTCCGTGAAAGCTGCGGCCAAGACGCCTTTGATGGCGACTCGGTCACACCGATCTATTGGAAGGAACCCCTCGATGAGCAAGGTACCTTGAGTCTGGTGAATCAGATTTCAACTCTTTCCTTGAAGCTTGGGCATGGTCTTTTTCGAGACCAGCGGCTCAAGCCGCTTTGGAAGAGTCTGATTTATCAGTTACCGAAGCGATTCCAGCAACGGGGACCAACCACCATATCTACGGTGATCCATGATAGTTCAACTTCATGGAACGCCGTTAGACGAAATGGTTGGGACGGGTCGTTTCTCAATGTTTGGGTCCCTATAC